ACTCATCGGGGACATCTCCTGTTGACGCTGTGTTTCCGGTTGAAGTGTTGGCTTCGTTCACGGTTCCACTCGCTGCGTTAATAGCATTAGATTCACCAAACACAACATCCAATTCTTCCAAAAGACCGCGCTCTTTAGCGACCTGATGGAAATGCTCGCGGTAGTCCGTACCGTGGAGTTTACCAATTTCGATCTCGTAAGTCGATAGACCTTTCTCGATCCGGAGGATGGCGGCTTGGGTTTCTTTGAGTTCGTCGATCTGGGCATGTCCCGATCCGAGCCATTCGCAACGGCAGTACCACTCTTTGTTGAGACCGTCGTAGAAATTGGGTGCGCTTGTCACGCCTTTCATGGCTTCGATACGACCGTTGTTCAATTCTTCTTCCAGCCAAACGATGTAGCATTGATGGGCGAATTGATCGGCCACCATGGCTTTACGGGCCATCATCGTTCTTTGCGTCATATTCATTCCGGCACGGATCGACGAATAGTTGGTGTTGCGGAGATCGCCTGCCAGCTCTTCGTAGGTCATGCCCAGCGATGCGGCCAAATTGCGCAATAGGGACATTTCGAAGTCGTCTCCGACGCCCCCGGGCGACCCGGCGTTCATGAGTTTCAGCTTGGTGCCGGGCCAAAGGTGGGGTATTTTAGCTCCGTCCACAGACAGGTTCCGAGAACCTTTACCGAATTTGCCTTGCGCCTCCAACGTACGACCTGCGAAGCCGAGATACAATTCGACTGGGTCGATACCTCCGCTCCCGTTGCCCATCATTTGGAACACTTGCTCTGTCGGCAATTCACTTTCGATAGTGGCTGCGAAAGAAGCATTCAAAACCGCGTTCTGGAGAACCACTTCGCGATACTTGTGGGCCATCTTGCTTTGTTTCAGAGCAGTGACGATCTGGGAAATACCACGAGTTTGGGCGATCCGTTGTTGTTCCATGATGTGGATGATCTGCCGCCGACCCCACGGCTTACGAGCAAGAATACGTGTTGATTGCGCATTGCTTCCTGCGAAAGCTGCCTCGTGCGGATATCCTTCATGGATGTGATAGGCGATAGGTCGTCCAAATTTGTTACGTTCAACTCCGCCTCTGATTTTCTGGTTCTGAACAAACAGTCCTCGGATGCCCCCGCCGAAAGCGTATGGGGTCAGAAGTCTGTCCGGGTCAATCAGGTTGATGGCGGTCCGTCCGGGGCGGTCTTGTTCACGCATCCATTCGACCGAAGCAAGGATTTCTTGGTGATCGACGTAGCTGACAATCGCCAGCCGCACCAAGCCGGTGAACGTGTTTCGACGAGCTGCGTCGAGCCAGCGACCATCCCCTTCGGCGTAAGCTTCCCAACGGGCTTCGACTTCCGCGCTGAACTCTTTGGCCCATTCTTCCGTCAACCCAAGTCTTTCCCAATTGGGTTTGGCTTGAAGGCGGTAACGTGAACCGACCACCGCATCCCGGTGGAATTCTGCACCGTGAGCCACGTACGCGTCGTTGCGACGCAAGTCCCGCGAGCGGGCTGTGGCTACATATTTGTCCGGGATAACATCCCCGTCGGCGGACCGGTTGAACGGCTGCCACAAAATGAATTGGCGATCGAATTGATCGGCACCGTCATAGCCCCCGCCATAGAGGGCCATGTCTTTTGATCCGGTATTTTGGTCGGGAAGATTCGCACCAATCATCTCTAAAGTAGCTTGGTCGAAATCGTCCATCTGTATCGTCTGATCTGTCATCGTATATCTCGTTCGAGGAAGAAGAGGAATTCGTCACTGGTTTGAACTGTCATCTCCAGAGGCCCGCGTTGCGTACTTGGGTCACATTCGAAGCGAAGTCGTTCAATGTACTGACGGAGGCGGCCACTGTCGGTTGTTTTGTACTCCACGCGCTCGCCGTTTTGATCGACGAATACGCGAGCTTGGGTGCCCATCAGGAGTTTGTGATAAGCGTCTTCCGCCTCTTCGAGACGGGTGAGCAATTTCATGCGGCGGCGCGCCTCGAACTCTGCTTTTGCGGCGGCGAATTCTTCGTCTGTCGTGGGCATCACGCCACCTCCGATCCAAGTTTTTCAAAGTCGATCGGTTCCCGCTTGGGAGCAATCAGCTTATTTCCTTCAGTCGGATGGAAGACGAGATCGTTACGATCCCACTCTTCGGCCCATCCGGGTGGGCTGGACCAGAAGTCCGGGGCCTCAATATTGATATCTGGATGTATGCACGCGGCCAGACAATACGTCAAGAGGTCCCAACTTTCGTTCCGATAGCTATTCGGGTTCTCCCACTTGCCTTTCTCGTTCTTCACCTCGACCGTAAGTTCGACATAGAAGTTGTGATCCAGCCATAGAGGGTAGTTGATTCGACCACCGAATGGTTCGGTTCTATCCAAAGCTCCGTCGAGTTCATTCTTGAGCATATCTGAGTGAAGCATCCCGACGGGTATCTCACCGCGTGCTCCCGCAAACCGGTCCTTGCGGCTGCTATCTGGGAAAGTAATTCGGAGCCGGGGTGCGCCAAGTTTCGGACGACCTGCGACGAGTAAAAACCGGGCTGCCAAGCCGGGGGGTATGCCGGACTCTTCAGGGGGCATGCGAAGTGTCCGGTAGAAATTGTATGCGTTCTTTGTCACCCCGGCGGAACCGCCCGAGTCACAAAGCGTTATTTTAATCGGCATTTCTCGATCCGAGCCGTCAGCGAGTGGGTAGCTTTTAAGCAGCACTTCGTTCACCAGAGCCAACCAGTCTTCCGAGTACGCTCCCGGGTTGACCCACATAAACCCGCCTGCTTTTTCATCCGGACGATTAGATTTCACGACATCGAAACGATCGACAATCCACTTGTCTCCGCCGAGCCCTATGCCGTGTACTTGGACGACAAATCGATTCTTCTGGACGTCAATGCACGCCACCAAAAAACGGACCCCGTCTGGCACGGTCTTCTTGCCGAAGTCGCGGGCACGGTCTTTCAAGTCCTCGGGCATGCGGAGTTGTTCGACTTTCTTAGGGCGATAGGGCAACGCTTGTTGTGTGTTCACCGTTGTTTGTAGATACGTTTCGTCCCCGCGGCTCTTATACGCCTCTTGGGCTTTCAGCCATGCGAACACAATATCTTCCCAAGTTTGGAACCGGGCGCACGGACCCTTGAGCCAAAAACTAGCAATCTTGGAACGGTTTGGTACTCCAATGATCTCGCCGTTTTCTGCCCATCGCTGACCTTCTATGAGCCATCGGGCGTGTTCTTCGTTCATCTCATTCTTGCCGGGCACATCACCCGTCGTGTGTTCGTAGACCTGACCACAATGAGGACATGGCATGTAGGCTTGTTCAGCCGCTTCTAGCAAGTCCTCGCAATCTGGCCATTTCAGTAGACTGAAATCTGGTTCGAAGGACCCGTTGCAAGATACACATCGCCAGTGCCAGCGACGGCGATCGCCTCGGTTGTAGAGACCGAGAATACCTTCGCACGGAGGAGCTTCGTGTGGCCTGTCGGCGCTCATAGCCCAACGGGGGTCGAGTATCGGGAAACTAGGAGTGGACTCCGCAACGGTCATCGCATTGCGACGGAAAGTGGTTGCACGTTTGGCGGCCAAGTCATACGGGGAGCCCTCCCCTTCAACGTCCATCGGCATGCGGTCGTAATCTGTCAAGAACAGTCGCGGGATAGACTTAGAAGCGAACTCGGTCGCGGAAGGCCATGTGATCGTTAGGATCATGCCGTTGCGATATATTTTACGATGCTGTCCGTCTGCCGCGGCTCCCGGCGCGAGTCTCATTCCGATCTGCTCGCTGTCCCGGTGGAGTCGGTCGATCCGGCGGGTGGTGAAATCGGCAGCCTGCGTCTTAGTCATCTGATAGATGGCCATGTCCGCCGGATCAGTCATCACTGAATGGGCGATCCAACTTTGAATGGACTGCGTATTGTGTGTTGGAACTAGGGATCGTCCGGCCAAGTATAGACTGTGTGGGTCATCGACTTGTATACATTTTACAGGTCTTGTTTCCACAGAACGGATGGCCGTAATCCGGAGGCACCTGCTTTGGGCCGTACGCGGTTTGGTTGTAGCTATTATCGCCGCTTTACGGGGAAGAGAGAACACTTCACTCGCAGACTGAACCGACCATGTTACTCGATGACGGTCTTTTTTTCGAACCCCGTTTAGTTCGGCTTTATGCGTATTGAGCCGGGGCCTATACCCGAGAGATTGGGCTAGTCGGAGGACGCCTTGCGATAAGGCGTTTTCACACGAACTGAACGTAACCCGCCGCCCTGTTTGTCGAGAGATTGTTCCATCCGAATCCATGAGTCCTTTTAGCAGTTCTCGACGAACCTCGGGACCTGCGTTCAAGTACGAAGTTGGAATAAACTTATCGGCACGGCGTCTGTTCTCTCGAAGACCGATACGAGTTAGTCCCTCTACGAAAGCCAACGGCGTGCCGGACTGTTTGACATGGAAACGAGGGCACTTACCGGGAACCGGTGACACTTCGTCGACGTGGATTCCACGAGTGTTCATTTCGCGAATGAAAGATTCTACGTCCGCTGCTCCCACTGAAATGTATCCGCTCTGACGACAGCCGTCGCCTAGCCAATATCCTAACAGATACGGGTCCACCCATAGAGGCTCTTTGTTTCGAGTTTTGATCGGTTCGTGTGGGGGTAGAGTGAAAACCGCCTGCTTACGGCTTTTAATTCCCCGTTCGATAATCTGCTTCGTTGTCAGTGTCTCCGGCATTTTTCGGTGTATGCTCTGCACCGTCCATTGATGTTCAGCATCAGCCACCAATGTCGAACCGTCAGAAAATTGAACTTCGAAACACTCCCTATCATACTGATATTCCGTCGCGAATATCACTTTGGTGAGATTACCCGAAGGGCTGAACACTTTGTCGCCTTTTTTAAGAGCGCCCATAGTGGTCCAACCGGATACAGTCCTCATGGGAGTGTCCACGTCGAGAGCTTTACCGCACTGAACCGGGCCGCAGAATACCATGCCTATGAAAGCTGTACTGTTCAATAGGTTGGTGGGTTCGATCATGTACGGGGTAAAATTCCCTTGGAACTGGCCGACGTAACTTCCGTATTGTTTGATATAGACGTACTTCTCTGCCGCCTCGATAACCGACAGGCGTTCAAGCGGGCGGCTTTCGACAGCTATCTCGTATATCAATTGTTCCAGAGTGGGGCCGTCTGGGATGAGTTCAAGAGCCGTGCTCATCGGCGTACTCCTCCAACCAGACTACTTCCGAACGGGTGGCCCGCTCTTTGGCGAATTTTTGCATCCCTCGTAAGATGTCTTGGGACAGGGCGTCAATCAAGGTGTTGAGAAGTTCTCTCTGCTCATCGGTGATGCCTTTGTTCTCTTCGATAGTGTCGACCCAAAGAGCGGTCTGGGCTCGGATGATCTTAAACACCTCCCCAAATGCTTCGATGACCGTCGCCGTGGGCCATAGTTGATTAGCTTGCTCCATAGTCTGTAGACGGACTTTAAGACCTTGCCAGAAAGCAGCGGAAAGCTTGGGGGGTAAATCTTTGGGGTCGAGGTTTTTCAGATACTCTTCAATATCGGTGATTGGATCAACCAAATGGGGCATGGCTGTCTTGAGATCATACTTCGCTTGGTTCTTCGCTCCGGACATGGGCGTCACCACCGACAATCGACGTTTGACTTCGGCCAAGTCCATACGCATCATCTTCGCCAACCATGTGGCGGACACGCCTTTCATGACATGCTCCAAACGCAATTCCGGTTTTTCATTATCCACTAACGCTTGTTCTGCCCGAGCACGACGGCGTTCCGCCCGTGTCAAAGGTGCCGGTTCTGGCGCTATCGCGCCCCCCAACATTGCGTCTAATTCATCGTCGACCATTCGCGCGCTCCACTATATTCCGCATGACGTTGAACGCCTCGGTAATCCTCTCTTGGTTCGCGCCTTTGACTTCAAGGGCCTTCAGTTGACGAACGTCGTAAGTATTCCGGGCTACGATGATCTTCTGAAAGACGCGATCTGCTTTTTGTCCACGGCGGTGAATCCGCTTATTGAATTGTTGATACAATTCTAGGCTCCATGTCAAGCCGTACCACACCATTATGTTGGTTCCGAACTGGAAGTTCATGCCGTGACCGGCACTTGCTGGATGGACCAGCATCAGGGGGATTTGTCCGGCATTCCAGCGTTTGAGGTCATCGGGTCTATCCCCGAATACCGCGGCGGAATTCCCGAACCGTTTGAGGATCGCGTCTCTGTCGAACTGGAAAGAATAGGCCACCAGAATCGGGCGATCCCCAGCGTCATAATATATTTTCTCCAGCTCTTCCAGCTTCCGGTCGTGTACGCGGTGACTAATTTTCTCCGTGTCGTATATCGAGCCGTTGGCAATTTGCAGGAGCTTGTTGGCCAATACGCCGTTGTTAACCGCTTCTACATCTATATCTTGGAGACAGTATTCCCGTTGCATCTCGCGATACAATTTGAGGGAGTCTGGGTCGAGGTTGACCCAGTGTATTTGCTTGACCAGTGGTGGGAGTTTGACGTGATCTTTTTCTCGGAAAACGAACATGACGTCTTTCAAGATTTCAGTGATCTCACTTTCCGAATGGTCGTGCGGCTCGATCTTCTTATCGCCCCAAGGGCTTTCATAGAACCAGCGCCGTTTATACGCCTTCAATGTGGGGTAAAGCCGTCTGCCTCCGTCTACAAGGAATATCTGCCCCCAAAGATCGAGCAGACCATTGGGGGTTGGGGTGCCGGTCATGCCGACGTATCGTTGTATCATGCCCGACCGGCGGGCTTCAGCCAGAACTCCGAATTCGGAGATGTTGCCCCCCGAAATGTACCCTTCTTCCTCCATCTTCCCTGTCTCTTCGTCGAAGACCATCCGGGTTTTTTTGACTTCGGCAGAGCGTTCTTGTCCGGCTTTCCGGCGAGAACATTCGTCGTCTATGACTCCATCGTAGGGCCACTCGCCGCCGCATTCCGCCCAGAGCCATTGTAGGTTTTCTCGATTTATGATGTGGAACGGGGCGGAGCTTTGCATCGCTTCTCGCCGCTGTTCCGCCGTCCCGAGAATGGGGCTGAACGTAGTTGCTCGTCCGAAAGCCCATATCCAGAATTCATCCGGCCACGTATCTTCAGCCACTTTTTTGGGCGCGATGATAAGCCAACGGCCCACTTTTCCTTTGGCCAAACATCGGCGAGCGCCGTGCAATACCGACGCGGTTTTACCTAACCCCATTTCGGCGGCGATGATGACGCCTTTTTTCTTGTAAACAAGGTCTGAAATTTGACGCTGGTGTGGGTCCATATCTCCCGTGGTCAGAATCCTATCAGGAGTTCCGTCTATTAGATCGCGCATCAGCGCGTCCGGACACCATCGGTTTGCGACAATCATTAAAAACCCAGAATTTCACGAGCGTGATCCATCGACTCCACCACGTAGGCTTCCAATCCTCGTTCCTTCATTAAACGGATTTCCTTCTTTTGTTGGCCCGAAAGAACTCCGCCTCCGGATGGTTTTTTGAATTCCATGAAAACTACCCGCTTGTGTTTGTAGAACAGGTAGTCCAACGCTCCGCGGCGACATAAGTATTTTACTTTGCGCGCTTCCCAGCCGTCGGCTTCTGCGCGAGTGACGACGTCGTGTTCGAACGCAGCTTCTTCGTTTTTTCTTCGTTTGGCCATTTAAATCGAGCCCCCTCTGCTATTGTCGTCTCGTATCGCCTCTAGGGCGCTCTTAACAAATACCGCGGCCAGTCGCGGATTTATCGCGTTTCCGTACGAAAATAATGCCCCCATGCTTCGGGAATTTGCATTAACCACCGGCTCAATTCCGGATTTAATCCTACGCGTGTACGCTCCAGAAATAGTGGGTCTGTATTCGACATGTTCTTCGGCGGAGTTCCAACCGCTTCGGCTTCTAAACCCGATTGCTTCCCTAGCTCGTGTCGTCGTATCACTTGTTTCGTTGAAGAATAGCGCCATTTCCGGTCTGAAGCCATCGGCGTAGGCCACCCAATACAGGCGTTGTCTGACGTTCTCCGCCCCGACGCCCGCAGAGCACAGATCGGCTCCTGCCGACCTATATCCCATTTGGTCCATTTGTAAGAATAGGTGTCCGAGCCAAGACCTTCCAGCCGGGCTCGCAACCTGTTCTCCAAAAATAATTGGAGGTCGTTGGTTCTTAACGAGGTCGAGGAAAGAGGGGAGGAGATGTCGTTCATCTTTAAATCCTTTGTTTTTACCACTGGTACTGAAAGGTTGGCACGGTAGAGATGCCGACCAAACGGGGGCTGAATCTAATAGTCCGGCAGCTCGGAAAGCTAAAGACCACAACCCGATGCCGGAAAAGAAATGAGCTTGTTTATACCCAATCAAGTCTTCTGTTTTTAATTCTCTTATATCCTGCCTTGACACTTCGCCAGAGGCAACATGGTTTCTTTCTTGCAAGTATTCAACACAACGACATCCTTGTTCATCTATGTCGTTGTAGAAAACGTCTGTTAGAGGGTCGCTCGGCATTTTCATTCAGTCCTTCGTCATGTGTGTGGTGATAAACCCGCCAGTGGATAACGGAATATCGGGTGCCCACGATGGGCGCTCACTCATGCAGTCCATGAGTATCTTCAATTGTCTTTCGGCTTCGGCTTCCGGGGCCAGTATAAGGATTTGGTCATGGATGTGAAGGAATACGTCTAAACCTTCCTTCAGAGCCAGAGACAATCCGTGTTGCAGTATATCCCGCGCAATGGCTTGGCAGATATTCTCCGTGAACTTCCCGCCGTGGGTGGACTGAAGACACCAATGTTGTTCTTTCTGTCCATAGTAGTGGACGTTCTCGCGCATCTCACCCCACGGGGTTTTCGCAAGACGAATGTGGGCTTTATAGTAGTGGAGGTGGCGACCCGAGGGCAGCCTCAACCGTAGGAACTTGCCTTTGATGTCGAAACTCACCGGGCCGACTTCGTTCCGGCGTCCAGTCCTCAAAGTATCAAACGCCGCGCGTTCCAAATTGTACCAGAATTTGACGGCATCCGAGTACGTTTCCCTCCAGACCCGAACCGATGTTTCAGCCTCGTCATCGGTCAGTTCGATACCCATGGCCTTAGCGTATCCGAGAAGACCTGTGGCCGCTTCCTCGCCCGAGGATTCGTCGATATATCTTTTGCCCGGTCCGAGCCGATACCCGCAACCAAGAACCGCCGGTTTACTGACTTTACGTTTCTTACCGTTCTTCTCGACCTTGTACTCGTGCCAGAGATGGTCGTACGATTGGTGGTACATATATTGGGCGAAAGATATGTACGGGTCTTTGCCCGACCGGAAGACATCGAGAATTTTCTGATCTCCAGAGGCGTACCCAAGGACCACGTTCTCGATTGCCGAAAGGTCGGCGTCGCATATCAGGTGTCCCGGTGGTGCTTGGATTGTCCCCCGGATGGCTTCGGCCAGAGCAGCCATGACATCGCCACGGATGATCTCCAAAGCATCCCAGTTCCCTTCTTCGATAAGCTTTGCTATCAAGGGCATGTTTTCTGCGATGATGTCGGACGGGTTCTTCATGTTCTGGGGTTGGATGAGTCGTCCACCCCACCGAAGGGTTCGGGCCGCCCCACCGAATTGCAAGGTTTGCTTGATAGTGCCATCTCGGGAAACGCAATCTCGAAACCTACGGTACTTGGTGACTGAGGTCTTGGACAGTTCAGATCGAAGTTCGAGGGCTTCCTTGACGTCCGGGTCTTCCGGGATCAAATGCTCTTCCCGGAGCGCCGAGGCCACGGACGCTTTCCGGAGGTTGTCGAAGACGTACTCCCCGGAGTCTGCCAACCACCCAAGTAATTGGTTTCGACTGTTGGGGTTGGACAGGCCGGTGATCTCTCCGAGGCGTTCGGTGTTCATCACCATGTAGCGATCGTACATGTGCATGGCTTGCACGGCCATCTCTTGGTTTACCGGGACGCCTCGCTCGTTGATCCGACGGTCTTCCCACCATTGTTCCCATATCTCCATCGGCGGAGAATACTTCGACAGGCGCAGGAATATCTCCCGCATCGACGTAACATCCTGTCGGTTATATGCTCTGTATGCGGCCCAATCTTCGGGCTTATCCCAAGGCCATATCCGGGTGCGGTCCGGTTGTCTTTTCAGAGGTTTGGCGGGCACCGAAAATATCCGGATCAGCCTCTTACCGTCCTTGGTTTTCTGCTTGTCTTCGGAAAGGCCCACCAGCTTGCCGGACTTATCCAACGCGCCGGGGAAGGATAGATAGTAGGCCATTATCATCGTGTCGACGGTCTGTTCGTGCGGGATGCACACGCCTTGGACATTCTTGAATATCGTGTATTCGAAACCTGCGTTCTGGGCGACCTTGAGAACCGTCGGGTCTGTCAGAGCATCCAAATATTCTTGCGGCGGTTCAGTGGGTGTATCGAAATCGCCCATCTGGTCAGCATATTTGTCCCAGTCTTTCGGTTCTTGGAAGTCGAAAGAGTATGCGCCCATTAGGATTTCGGTTGTCGGATGCTCGGCGTAGACCGACGCGCCGGTCTTGCGCAGATCGCATTCGGAAAAGGTCTCGATATCGTGAAACAGAATGCGCTTCACACCGAAGAAGTTTTTGATCTTGCGAAGCATAAGTTCGCGGGGCGACAGTACCATGTTTCTCTCTGGGGCTGGGGAGGGGAACACCCCCGACTTCAGCCGGGGGTGCCTTAAATCAGGGTTCGGACTAGAAGTCCAAATCGCCGTCATCGTCTCCAAGATCGTCGAAACCGGAGTCGTCATCATCATCGTCCAGAGACGACAAGAATTCCGATCCATCTGTTCCGCCACCTTCGCCGAAAGGTTCGCCGTGAGCAACGAATTGTACGGATTTGAAGTTCGCGTTGATCTTCTTCCCGTATTCGTTGTTCTGTATCCAGAGCTTTACGATAACAATCGCGTAAGCGCCTGAATAGATCAGTCCATCTTTCTTTTCGGTAGGTCGAGCGCGACGATCCAAAGTGGTCGGTGCGTCCGATTCCGAACAGGTGAAGATGAAATGGTTGGGCGATTCTTCCGTAACCCACGTTGCCGGTTCGCCATCTTCGTCAGTGGCGTCCCCGTTCTTGAAACAAGTGTTGCCCTGCGGGATAGACACTTTGCTCGGTGGTGGGAACTTCTCCAATTTGAGGGCTTTCATCGCAGCCTTGATGGCAGCGACAACTTCCGGTCCGCCCATTGAAACTCCGCCCACTTTCTCTGCCTCTTTGGGAACCAGAATTTGGGTTTTGTATCGAGCTTTGCCGGGAGTACCGTCTTTGTTTTTGAAGACCCGGGGTTCGAACGCGTCACAATATGACAGGCGGCCTGCGATTTTGAGAACGTGTTCTTGGTCGGTAGTTACTGGATTGGTCATGTCAAATTTCCTTTTACGTTTTACCTATTACTTAGTCCAGTGGTGTGAGGAGGTCCGTCGCGGAAGCGATTGCTTCTTTCGGGTTGTCCTCGTCGACTATGACGGCCTTACCATCGGATTGAGTTACCAATGGATCAAGTACCAAGTCATAGACCCCATCTCCGAGAGATTTCTCTAACTGAGTTGGGGATTTAACTGCCAAAGTATGGGTGTCTTCCACCTTGTATTTCGACAGTATCTCTAGGACAAGCTCTTCCGTGCCGTCCTTGAATTTCCGTGGGCCTTTCCGCCCTGCGACCAGCTTTTTGCCGGGCACGGGTCGCCCGACAGAGAGGTCCTTGTATAGACGCTCATGGATTTCGTCCAGCCATTTTTTGAACACGGGCGCGTTCTCCATGATCCAAATGGCTTTGTCGATGGGCATACCATGCGCCGTGGATTTAGGTGGAGCCGGGACTTCGATCTCCACGTAGTCCCCTAGATCGGGCAGTAGGGTTTGGGCGATCTCCAAGTTCATATTCATATATGCCGCACACGGAGCAATTCCGTTTTGAGGATCGCCTTTCCGAGCACGACACCACTGACACTGCTTGGCTCCGGGGTTGAATTCGGGGTTGTCCCCGTACACCGATTCCGAGACGGTGTATTCCACCCAGTAGCCCCATTTGAAGAGGTCGTACAGATTGGTTTCCCAGTGATCTCCTCCTCCGCTGGCGCGTGGTTGGAGAATGTGGATGTGGATCGGGAATTGTTCGTATTTTTTCTTGGGAACCGGCTTACCGGCTTCCCAGTCTATGAGTTGCGGCCAGTGTTTGAGGATAGACCCGATTGCATAGAGCTGTAGTTGTTCGTTCTGAAAGGCTTCAACAACGATGCCCGCTCCGAACTTCCAGTCCATGATGTGGATGGCATTTGGTTTGCGCACGGCTCCAGCAATATCCGAAGTACCCGCTTCACCTTCTCCAAGAGGCCACGTAAGATCGCCGCGAGTTTCGACGTGGATTTCTCCGTCGCGTCTAAACAGGTCCCGAACGACCTCCAAATCGGCGACCATGCAGTCAGCGTGGTCTTCCGAGATAATCACTTCGAACGGTTTGCCGTCTTCCGCTTCCGCGGGATCGCTGATGAATTTTTCACCGATAAACCGATGGGGGTCCCCGCCATCCAAGAGACACCGTTCGGCAATCTCATGGAGGCAGGTTCCCTCGAAGGCATAGATGGACTCCCAGTTCGGCAACCCCTCCTCCGCGGAAGGAGCTGCGTGACATCTTAGATACCGATGGGCACCTGATGGGCTAAGACGTGAATGGGAACCGGCCATGGACTAGAAGCTCATGTCATCATCTTCACTGTTGGCGACAGGATCGCCTTCAGCCGTTGGGTAGTCTGGCTCGTCGCCGTCTTTGATCGCATTGAAATACGTCACAGCTTCAGCCACACGGTCATCCGGGATCGCAGGGATCACGTACTTGTTCGTGTTGGGGTCTTGGGCGTCAACGAACCGGAGCATTTTGCCCATGGCTTCTTTGACATGGAGTTTGTCTTCGTCAGAACCTTCGGCTTTGACTGTGCCCATGAACGCGGCGACGTCGAGGAGTAGTTGCTTGCGCAACTCATCCGGCGTTGGTTCTTTGGTTTTCTTCGCCCGAGGTTTACGCTTCGGTTTCGGTTTTTCCTCCGCAGGCGGAGTGGTCTCTTCAGTTTCCGTTGGAGCCGCAGCCGCGGTTTTAGCCGCCGGTTTGGCCGCCTTTGTATTGCTATTCAGTGCCGCCAGCACTTTGGTATGGATGGCAGTGTTCGCCTCCACAGCCGCAGTGAGGGCGTCTAGTTTCGCTTCGATTGACATAATTTTTCCTTCGAGTTGAGGGCTATCGACGGGGCTGTCGATGTCCCCTGCCATAAATTCGTTTTTTCGGGTTGTCAACAGCCTGTTTATGTTTTATCGAGGAGAAAACTACGGAGAATGAACATGTCTGACGACTTTGACGATGATATCACTGAAATGCTTGGCGGAGAGGATGTGGTCGAGAAGCTGCACCCCAAGACCCGCGCAAAAAACAGTGAGTTGTTGCAGCTCATGTTGGATATATGCCCCCCGAAGGACGGGGTCGTATCTGTTGCCATTCTAGCCCATCGTTTGGGTGTAACGGTTCAGTGTATATACAACATTGTCTCCCGCGATCGTATCACCTACAAACGGGCGAAGTCGATTTTGGATTTGGACGAAGAAACTCAATATAGTATCTCGGATTTCGCCGACTACATCATATAGTGGCTTGCGTTTTTTGCCCTCATGAGCCATTCTCGGACTTTCCAGATTTATAAAAACACCTGATCGGGTCGCCCTATGTAGACCCGGACGCCATCAGTATGCGGACGAAACATGACAGAGACAAATGACCGAAAAAAAGTCCGAATAGCCGTAGGGGGGAAGAACCGCGGCTTGGTTGACAATGGTACCGTAACTTGGCGCAAGCTGTGTCGTCGTCTTGGCGAAGTCACCGTCACTCCGGAAAAGTTCGTCGAATACCAGCGAGGGAAAGTCACTTGGAAAAACCAACTGAAGAATTGCGCGGGTTACTGGATTGGGGCTCACTGCGCGGACGGTAAGCGGAACAAGAAATCCATATCCACCCGCGACGTGTTGTGCTTCGATGTTGATAATGGCGATCTATATGACGGCGATCTAATCAAAGAACTCCAAGAGGGTACATCTCCGATCTCTCAGTACGAGTTCTTCGTCCACACCTCCCGCTCACATACTTTTGTAAAGCCACGTTTTCGAGTTGTGTTTCTCTTGGCCAACTCTGTGTCGGCAAACGATTACCGCCCGCTCGCCAAGTTCATGGCACAGAAGTTCGACCCCTCTATGACGACGGTCGATCCGGTGTCCTTCCGCGTTGCCCAGATGATGTATAATCCATCTTGTTCCTCCGATGTCGAAGACCAATTCTTCTCTTTCAGGAATGAGGGTGAGGCACTGGACCCCTACCCTTTCTTGGAATCCTGTCACGATGATTGGCGTGATTTCAAAGTTTGGCCGACATGCCCGGGCGAGAAGGAAGAACGCAAGCAGGTTGACAAGGCCGAGTGGCCTTTGAGTAAAAAAGGTTTGGTCGGAGCTTTTTGCCGAACCTACGACATCTTCCAAGCCATCGAAGAGTTTTTACCCGACGTATATGTCGACTTGGACGAGTCTGGGTCCGAGCCCCGTTATCGTTTGGCAGAAGGCTCCGGCGGACACGGTGCTGTTGTGTATGATGACGGTATGTTCCTGTATTCACACCACGGTACTGACGAGGCGTCGGATATGAATGTGAACGCTTTCGATCTGGTTCGTCTTAACCGCTTCCGTCATCTGGACGACCGAGTACGCGATCTGGACACGGTCCCTATGCGTAAGCGGCCCTCTTGGAAGGCGATGGAAGAGATGTGTGGGGATGACGCCGAAGTTCAGCGTGAATTGATCGCGGATTTCGTCTCCCCCGAGGCATTCCATTCCGATCTAGGTGACGACGACAGTGTCGTGGATGTCCGATCCGACCTCGACGCCGAGATGGACGACATGCTGGGAGAGGGGATACACGAAATTATCCCTCCGGGGACAGAAAGAGACATTCTGGGTCAACGAGCGAACCGGGGAGACTGGATGAAAGACCTAGAAGTGGGTCCGCAAGGGATCAAACCCACTATCTACAATGCTTCAGTTATCATCGGCAACGACTCTCGGTTCCGGGGTTGCTTCGCGTTCAATGAGCTGACTTGTAATGTTACCTTGGTCAAACCTATCGCAAAGCCGATAAAACACTTATCGGCTTTGCCCTTAATCAACAAACGAGACGGGGATATGGTCGAAGACGATCACATGAACCTAGTCCGTGCTTTCATTGACAGTCCGGGCAAACCAATGGGTCCCGGCTACGGTGTGAAGTTAGGGATGGCCGACACCGGGGCTGCTATGGCTATTGTCGCTCGTGAAAACAGCTTCCATCCCGTTCGACGGTACCTGAAACAACAAAAATGGGATGGTGTGCCCCGTGTAGAAAGTCTGTTTACTGATTATTTGGGGACGCCTGCAAATGTTTACACTAGGGAAACTGCTAAACTGATGTTGGTTGGGGCTGTCACGCGTGTTTTCGAACCGGGGCACAAGTTCGATACCGCCGTTATTCTGGAATCACCTCAAGGGTCTCGGAAATCCACTATGATTAAAATCATGGGTCGGGACAGATGGTTTGCAGAATTGAAGAACGACGACTTTGGTAATCAACAGAAGATGGTTGAATCCATGCAGGGTAATTGGATCATCGAACTGCCAGAACTCAAAGGTATCGGTAAAGCCGACGCCAACACAGTCAAAGCTTTCATATCCGGAGAGAAGGAAGAGGTTCGTATGGCTTACGCTCGAACTGTAAAAACCTTCTATCGTCAATGTATCTTTATCGGCTCCACAAATGACGGGTTGTATCTGATCGACACAACCGGTAACCGCCGGTTCTGGCCGATCAAGGTTTACAAGAACAAGTACGATCCGATCGACACTGAAAAACTGGACTCCGAGATGGATCAGATATGGGCGGAAGCATACGTCCTATATCAAGAGATGCGCAAAGAACACCCCACCGGGGTTCTGCCTTTAATGTTGTCGCGAGAAGCCGAGGCTATCGCTGAAATAGAGCAAGGCGCGCGGGTTCGGGAAGGTTTAGAACACACTTGGGGCGGCATCATCGAAACGGCAGTAGATAAGCCGGTTCTCCGCACCACTCTGGGCCGTACGGGGATGTCGGACGACCTCGATAACGAGGACGATACCTACGTCGTTCGCAACGTGGTCTCCACACAATCCATCTGGACTGATTTATTGGGTTTCTCGATTGATAAGCTGGATAATAAAGGTGTAGCCAATGTCGCCAGAGCGATGGGACAGGTTGACGGGTGGGTTCGTGGACCCCGTATCCGGAGTCAGTATCTACCAGAGGGTCGTGCTACCGTGTGGTACCGAGCAGAAGCTTTCACTGATATGCCGGATCATGTAGAACTTCAAGATGGTTTCTGTACTGAGGAAAACAACGATTTATCATTCTGATATTTCTATGACTTTCACGCCTGCACGTTTGGATATGTTCACCATATTTGCCGTACCTCGACCACCGGGGAACGCGACAACTACGTCCGGTTTCCCGTGTCTCAACATGATCGCGTTGCGGATCATTCCGGCGGATTTACCTAGTCGATCCCAATCGGCTTTGTACTCAGCAACCACTATGCGCTGCTTGTCAGCCCACATACCGGCTAGGCTGTCTGCGCCGGGGGCTCCGCCGTGTATCAAGAGGGTGAAGGGGGTTTCGGCGTCCATCGCTTTGAGGGCTTTCGCCAGCTCTCTTGGCTTGTGGTAGTGTCTACCGCCGCATACTAATACTCGCATCTGTTCTCTCCAAAAAAAAAAAAAGCGATCAAATGTGATTGCAAAATGCCTTCTCACAACAAAAAACAATCACATTTGATCTACAAAAAGCTACGAGGGTTGCGCCGCTTTCTGAATAGTCATAAGCAAAGCAATTATGATGCCAATGGGTAGACTGGGGTGGCTCGGGTTAACGCCGTCTTCCGCATGATCCCGTACCATGATCTGCCACCAGCGAGGCCCTTCAAACGCGTATGGGGTTCGATAGAACCCGATCTTCCAACCCTCGCCGGTTTCCGTTTTGCCGTAATTCTTGTTGGCTGGTAGATTGCGTTCGAGAGTGTCCATGGCGACTTCAAACGACGTGGAGTACGCGGGTATGTTGTCTTCCGCCTCCACCGGTTTTCCAAACAAAAGCAAATGAATAAGCACGTCGACGACGCCGGAACCTTCACGGACCGAATGCAGTGTTTTCAATGCCTCGGGGATTTGGTCGATATTCATATCTCGTCTCTCAGCATCTTCAGTGCTTCTTCGTAATGCCCCTTCTCCGCCCAGATACGGTTGAGGGTGTCGATATCGTTGCCGGTTTGACGACGGCCCTCTTGCTTGGCTAAGGCGGTTGCATAGTCTTCCTCAAGGCTCTTGATCCTAGCTTCGATCCGGGAAACCCCTTGTTGGAAATAACCCAATTCTCGGGCTGCGCACGTACCGTAGTTTTTGGCTTCGTAGCCTTTCATCCAAGCGACACCTTTCCGGTTTATTCGCTCGCATACGCCTGTGCGCTCGTTGAACACGAATTCGTATTTCCCGTCGGCGACAGGAACGACGAACATGATATCAGGAAGTTGGCTCATGGGCTCGTTGTCCTTTCTCCCAGAGTTTCTTGTTCTTGCGTTTCAACCACCACGCCAAGGGCCACGGCAAATTGAAAATAGCCCGTTCGTGGGCATCAATCCGGGCGGGATCGAGCTTGGCCGAGTTGATCGCGCGATCATATACATAGGGCAAAAGTCGTAGCCGTTTTCTGACATCCAACTCGTCCATTTCGGATTGCTGGTGCATGTTTTCCATGATGCTCTGAATGTGTTTTGTCACCTGTCCTCGACCGGCCATTATGAAGTTCCTCCGTCAATGCCACTGAGAATTTTGTACTCGTCCCGGGAGACACCTAGGGCTTCGAAGACATGAAAAATCGAAGGGACGGTGTCGCTATCTTCGTCGTGAAACTCTTCCACGATGTTTTCCCAAAACGGGTCATCTCGATCGGTTGCTCGATCGAAAATTTTGATAGCGTCTTCCCGTGAAAGGGTTCCCGGCCACTCATTGAACAAAGCCATTTATATACTCCTATTGGTTGTACTGGGAAATGCCTTGCAAGCCGGGTGCCAATGATTCGAATCGAAAATACATTACACGGCCTGTGGGTTTTTCCAGTGAGCGCTTCTTCACTTCTGGCCATTAAACTGGCCGTGTGGCCAGCAACGTGTTGTGTAGTAACGACAGGCGATTCGGCGCGAAAAACCGGTCTCTGGCCAGCAAATTTCTCGATCCGGGGAGGCTGGCGCTAGAGGATTTACATTTGTGTTATTTCTCCAGACCACACCGCCCCAAATTAAAATTTTGCTGGCCAGAAGGGTCTTTTTTGGCTTTTTCTTTAATAGAATTAAGGGGTTACAAGCTGGGTCAACCAGCCGTTTAGATGGCCACTGTTGACCCACCCCTATTTCACCGGCCCGTACAGCCGATTGAATAGCTCTGCTATAAGATGGTTTAGAAAAACTAACAATAAAATTCATATCGGTTCATGCGCCCGTCGTCCAGAAACAGGCGGTTTAGCCTTAAAAAACAACGTACTGTGTCAGGGTGATCGGAAAATACCCATAAGATTGATTTCAAAAAGTATGTCCGAGAGCGTGTTACCGGGGCTCCGCGCACCC